CCCCTTCGCTGCCGCCGCCTCCTCCACCACGCAGACTTTCAGCGACATCGGCCGGCTGTACGGGGAACCACTGCTCGATCGTCTCGAAGTTTTCCTGGTTCTTGTGAGTAGCGAGCAACAACTCAGCGAGAACTCGCCGAAGGCTCTCGTCCTCGAGGGAGGCGAGCGCCCTCTGGTCCGCCAGTGTGAGGCGCGGAGCGCCTTGACGGGTCGCTCGGGCCTCGACGTCGCGCTGAGGAAGCGGCTTCATCGCTTCTGCGTCTCCGGCACGCGGGTCTCGCGCAGATAGCGGGTGAGGCGCTGCACGGACCAAGGGGCGGCGCCGGAGAGGCGGAAGTTGAAGATCGACGCCGTCTGGCCTCCCTGGCCCTGCTTCTGCGCGATTGCGTCGCCGGCGCCAAGTTTGTAGGTCTTGGCGTTCACGGGCGCCCCGTAGTCCTCGCCGAAGGCAACATCGACATTGCCGGAGCCCCATACCTTCGTGTGGGCGAAGGTCTTTTCGTCGGGATCGCCCAGCTCGTCATACCCCGATTCGTAGTAGGGCTCCATTTCGACCGTGGCGTCTTCGCTGCTGTCGGGGTCGTATCGGTAGACCCCCTTGTTTTCGCCGGCGCCGGAGAAGAAGAGCCGCTGCGCGACGTCGTAGCCGAGCTCCCAGACCATCAGCGCGTTCAGTTCGGTCTTCCAGAGGGTGACGTTGCCCGTGCGCAGGTCGATCTTGAACATGCGCTTGATCGGGTGTTCCCCTTCGCCGGCGACTTCGGGGATGCCGACGTAGAGGCAGTCGTTCAAGTAGGCGATCCCCTTCGCCTGCGCCCAGCCGGGGAGAGCAAGGCCGCCGAGTTCTTCGCGCGGCTCACGGCGATCTTCGGCGAGGCTGAGTGCGTCGGTCACAAGCGTCGGCTCGCCGCCCGACGTCACCCAGACCCCGTCGCGGGCGATGAAGTAGACGCCCTCGCGACCGGCGACGATGTTGGGAGAGCACGAACCAAGCTGGGGGATGCAGCGAGTGCCGAGATTGATCGTGCGGAAGAGAAATTCAGGCTTGCCTTCTTCGTCTTGGCCGATCCCGTAGAAGACGAACAAGTGGGTTTCCTTGAAGACGAAGATCTCCCGCCCCCACTCGACGATCCCGCAGATCTGCTCGCCGTCACCGGGGTTCAGCTCGACGAAGGCGGTCGATTCAAATTTCTCTGGCTGGCCCGGTTCGGAGAAGAAGACGTGCGAGGGGGAGCCGCCGGCGCCGGCCGGGCCGCCGAGCAGGGTCGTGTTGCCGAGGACGAGGCGGTTGGCGCCGTCCTGCCAGGTGGCGATGAAGTGCGCTTCGGGCATCGCTTTGCCGGCGACTCCGTCGACGGTCGCAGTAGGCGCCGAGAAGGCCGCCCCATCCCACTTCTTGACGGGCTTGCCCTGATTCGCGATGTAGGTGATCGGCGAGAGGATCTCCCCGCCGCCGATCTGGGTGAAGTTGATCCGGCCGGCGCTGACTTCGAGCGTGTCGGCCGTCTCTTCGCCGGCTTCGTCCAGGCGAACGAGCGTCGTGCCACGGCGCGCGAAAAGGGTGAAGGTCTGGGCGAGGGTCGCGTTCGCCAGGCGATCCCCGAAGATGACGTCGTAGTTGGTTTCCGGCCGTTTCGTCGTGAACTCGGTGACGCCCATGCGGGAGCCGAGCACGCCGCGCGCATCCCAGTCGACGTCGAGAAGGTCGATCGCGTTCTCGGCGCCAACCCCATCGGGGGGCACGTCGAGGACGAGGCCGCCGAAGGGCCCGAACGTGATCGGCCTCGGCGGCGGAGCAGACGGCACTACAGGTAGTCCCCGGCGGAGCCCGTGCGGGTGATCCGCCGCTCGCCGTCGTAGTTGGGCTTGAGTAGAGCGTGCATCATCGCGCTGAGCCGCCGCTCCTGGTCCTGCAGCACTTCCGCGGCCGCGGCGAAGTTGTCCGTGCGCTTGTAGCCCTTGATCCGAACGCCGTCGACGATCAGGTCGTGGTAGGGGGCCGGGATGATCGGTTCTTCGTTGTCAGCCAGTTCGGCCGGCGTCTGGCGGAAGTGCACCTTGAAGTTCGCCGAGCTGGCTGGCAGCACCTGAATCGTTTCGCCGTCCTCGGTGAACCAAAACATCGCGTTGCCGACCGAGGAGAGTTTGGGGTCACCCTGGATCAGCTGGCGGTAGTCGACAGAGCGCAGCTGGTTGGCGTTGGTGAGGTCGACGACCGCCTCGACGTGCCCGAGATTGGCGATGACCATCGGCATCGCGCCTTCTTTGGAGTCGTAGAGAAACGGCCACGGCTTGAGGTCGCATATCTCGCGGATCACCTGTTCGATCCAGCGGTTGATCGTGGCTTCGCCGCCTTCCTCGCCGGCGATGTTCTCGAAGCCGCCCGCGATGACTTCTTCGCGGATCTGTTTCTTGGTCACGTCTCGACCCCGGCCGGCAGAACCAGCCCACCCTTGGTCGACTTCAAGCCCTCGCCGCGGCGTTTGCGGTCGAAGCGCTTGTGCTCGCCACCGTCGCCGGGCACGCGCTTCGCGGCGCGGTAGGAAGCAGCGACCTGCTCGACCCGAGCCTCGGATTCGGCCTGCTGCTGGCGCTCGCGCCGCTCGAGCTCCTTCTCTTCGTTCTGGCGAATCTGCTCGAGCGCCCCGCGACGCCAGAGATCCCGCGCCTTCATCTCGTCGACGACCGCGAGCTCGGGGTCGCGGTACTCGCCATTGGGGCCGGCGAGGACAAAGTAGTGGTTGATCCTCGAGGTGAGGAGTTTCAGGTGCCAGCGCCCGGGCCGCACTCCCGGGGCGCGAGCCTCCGGTGTGTTGTTGGCGGCCTCGGGGTCGATGAAGACCACCCGGAAGCGCGGGTCGAGCTTGCGCAGCTCCTTCTCGAGCGCCTTGGCCTGGCGGTCCGCCCTCGCCCACCACGCCTCCATGCGCGCGCGGCGTTCGTTGATGCTCTCGAAGAAGGTGATCCCCGAGGCTGTGCGGCGAAGACCCATGCGGCGTCCTCCTTCGGTCGAAAGGTCTGGGAAACAGGAAGGGGCCGCCCCTTCGGGGGCGGCCCCGCGTTCCTATTTGAGTTTGGTCGCTACCGCGTGCGTGTTGCGACGCTGCAGCGCCGTGTTGAGGCGCCAGACGAGGTCGCCGCGGAACCGCGTGCTCCCCTGCTGGTGGCGGATCGGCTTGTCCGGTTCGGCCCACTGCGGACCCTGGCCGTGCCGAACGGAGCCGAGATCCCGTTTGCGCAGCATGAACATGCAGCGATCGAGGCAGTCGTAGTGACGCTCGATCGGCGTGCCCTGTGGGCTGGTCAGCCCGTTGCGCTTGCCGGTGTTGTAGCTCTCGCTGCCGTTGAAGCGGACCTGCGCCTGCAGTTCTTCGCTGAGGATGCGGATCTGCTTCGCCGAGGTGATGCACCAATCCGGCTCCTCGCCCGAGGACTGGAAAACTTCGTCTTCGAGCTTGTAGACGACCGTCGTCGACACTTCCTGTTCGGTGTCTTCGACGAAGGCCGCCCAGGTCGGCACTTCCGAGGGGTCGATGCTGCCGTATTCGGCTTCGTCACTGAGCATCGCCAGCAACCCGTCGATCTCGAAGGACGTTTTGCCTTCGCGAGCGTTGGCGATCGAGATCGTGTCGTTTTTGGCGACTTCGACTTTTTCGCCCGAGATGGTGATCGTGCTTTCCGCGACGTCGACCGCGGTGATTTCCCGGCCGCCGGCGACCGAGTCCTCGTCTTCCGCGGTGCCGATGTCGATCTTGAGCCCCGGGTACAGATGACCGCGCTTGAGGCGGTTGGGGCCGTCACCGATCAGCGTGAGGGTTTTGCTGCCGCCTTCGGCGGTCGCTTCCACCGTCGCGATGACGCCGCTGCCGTCGGAGAAGAGCCCCCGCTGGAGCTGGCGCTTGATCGAGTCGACCGCGCCCTGACGCTCGACCTCGACCGCACGGGCGACTGCCTGCGCGCTCGTTGCCGATTCATCGATGACCGCGGACTCGATGATGACGTCGAACCAGTTGTGGCTGTAGGTGTATTCAGCCTTCTTGGTGGCGACGTTGGTGCCTTCGTTGAGGGCGGCCGAGCCATCGCGCGGCACCGCCGAGTACCCGCCGGAGAGGCCGGTGCGGACAGTGACCGAGACGTGGTCGCCCTGCTCCGCCGTCGGAGTCAGTTTCGTGAACTGATCGAGCGCCGGGGCTCCGACGAAAACACTGTTCTCGATCGAGTTGCTGAGAAACACCTCCTTCAGCGCAGCGATGAATGCTGTGGCGTTCTGCATGTGGCGTGTCTCCTATTGCTCGGAGGCCATCGCCTTTTCTGCCGCGGCTGCGGCGAGGGCGAGACGGTCCTCCTCTTTGTTCGGATCCAGCGCCTTGCCGCCGGGCTTGCCGCCCGGTGCTCCCCTGCCCGGCTCCTGCCGCCGTTTCAGCTCCTGCTCGACACCCGAGTTGAGGATGCCTTTCAGGAGTTTCGCGGCCTTGGCGTAGTCGGGCAGCCCATCGGGGCCAGGGTTGCTCTCCGCGTTGAAGCGGAGGAACTTGTCCTCGTCCTTGCTGAGCTTGCGGCCCCACTGGCCCTCGATCGCCTCGAGCTCCTCGTCCGCGAGCCCGTCGAGCGCTTCGAGACGTTCGTTCTCTTCGCGCTGCTGGCGTTCTTCGGCCCGCTCACTTTCGAGTTTCCCGAGACGATCCTCGAGATCTGGCTCGTCGTCGAGCAGCCCCGACAACTCGTCGTCAGCCTGGCGGACGTCAATCCCCAGGGCCTGTAGCTGCTGGGGGTCCGACAGGTCAACTCCGAGGAGCCGGAGATAGTGGGGGCGCGTTTCGGGGTCGCGCAGACCTTCGATGAGGGCCTGCGACTCTTCGGCTTCGCGCCTCCCGTCGCCGATCTCCTGCATCCGCTGCGTGAAGTGCTTGTTCATCTCGCCGTAGCGATTTGCCAACCACTCCCTGTCAGCGTCCTCTGGGATCGACGCGGGGTCGAAGTCCATGAAGGACTCCGGGGTCTCGGATCCGGGCTCCTCGCCACCGTTGGGGTCGGTCTCGGTTCCGGTCTCGCCGCCGGGCTCGGTCCCTTCCTCTTCGGCGCGCAGCACCAAGTCGTTTTCCCGAGCGAAGGACAGCAACTCGGGGGGCAACGACCGCGGCACTCCGCGCTCGTGGAGGAGCAGGTCGAGTGGGGCGAGTAGGGCGGGCTGATCCGGCGTGGCCGGGGCCTCGTTGATCGGGGGCATTCTGCCTCCTTGGTTGGTGCGGGGCGACGTGGCTGATCCGCACGGTTTGAGAGCGGGCCCTGGCGGGCTGATCGCTCGAAGTCGCTATTCCGTAGGCGGCGCTTCGCCGCCTACGGGGGTGCCGCCGGGAGCCGGCGCACCGCCGGGCAGTGAGGGCATGGGCTTCGGTTCCTGTTCCTTGGCCGCGTTCGCCATGCCCTGTTCTTCTGCGAGTTCGGTCTGCAATTCCTGTTCGCGCTGGGCGCGCTGCGTTTCGAGGTCGAGCAGCTTCTGGTAGTAGAAGAGCGAGGCGTCCTTGATCTTCGGGTCCGAGCGATCCCAGTCGTCGGTTTTCATCCAGTTCTCGACCGCGGCTTTCATCACCGGCAGCGAGTCGAACGGGCGCGGCAGCCAGCCCGGGACCATCGGGCGGCCGTCGACTTCCTCGAGCACTTCCTCGCCGGGCAGCGCCGGCCGCAACGGCTGGTTGAAGAAGGTGCCGTTGCGCAGCTGCTCGATCACGCGGTGCGCCCGGCCGACGTCCTCTTCGTAGCCCTGCACGAGTTTTTCGGGGGTGGCCGAGTTCAGCGCCTCGATCACGACCTCGGGCGGGAAGACGTTCGGGAAGGTCTGGACGAGCTGCATGATCCGCTGTTCGATCTGCGGGCGGGTCTGCATCTGCGTCGCCGACTGCTTCACCCGCACGTCCGTCTGGTTGCGCAGGTCGGCGCCCTCGAAGTCGCCGACGGGTTCCCAGCCTGTCGTGCCGCGGAACTTGAGCAAGCGGTCGGCGCCATAGCGGCGCTGCGCGATCACGAGGCAGTCGGACATCAGGTCCGAGCGAAAGTTGTTGAAGTCGTCGACGAACTTCTGCCAGGCGACGCGGCTGAGTTCGACGACCTGGCTGATCGCCACTCCCGATTCGACCTGATTGGGGATGTCCTGGTCGAAGGTGATGTCGGAGAAGCGCTGCTTGGCCCGTTCTTCCATCTCGAAGAGCTCCTTCGGGAATGGGGCGTTCTCGCGCCATTCCGGCTTTTCGCCGGAGGCCATCATGCGGTCGTACTCGATCACTAGGCCGGGCTCGTCGGTCGGATCGGTGAGGAGCACGCCCTCGGGGGCCAGGAGCTGCAAGACGAGGCCCATCTGGCTGTACTCGGACTGCTTGTTGATCGCCTGGTCATGAGCGCGTACGACGTCGATCACCTTCTGCACAAGACCCTTGGCGCGATCGTTGGCGCCGTCGACGTCGTACTTGAGCCGGCGCAGCGGCGGCTGGTCGACGACGTTGCCCTGGCCATCCGTGAGCGGGAAGGGGGCGTCGGGGAAGATCTTGCGGCCGTTGGCGTAGGTGCACAGCCGACCGTTCGGGTGCTTAGGACAGGGGCGCTCGAAGTATTCGGTGACGACGCAGAGCCGCGCGCCCTTCTTCTCGCGTGCGGTGAGCCGACCCGAGGCCGCGGTGCTCGCGTCGGCCTGGAGCTTCTCGCCCGGGACGGCAAGGAATTCGGGGTCGTATTCGAGCTCCTCGATCGAGCGAACGTGCTCAACCGCGTGCCAGCGCGACTTCTCGAAGTCGACGCCGGGCTCCCAAAGAACCTCGAGGCCGGAGTAGATCGTCAGCTCGATCTCGCCCCTGCCGCGATAGACCGGCCTCTCGGGGTTGGGCAGACCCTCGTAGGGCCTGTTCCCTTCCTCGTCTTCGTAGTCGGCTTCGGGGTGCACCGAGACGTCGATGTAGGGCCCGACGTTCGGGTTCCAAGCCGCGCGGCCGAAGGCTTCCTCGGTAACCATCGCCCACCACAGCGCCTTAGCCTCAGCCTCGGGGAACCCCCAGAGCGGGTAGCCGGCGCGGGCGAGCCGCATCGCGATCCTCGAAGCAGCGTAGTCCTCGGGGTCCGACGTGACCGCGGTCGATTCCCATTCGGGTTCCCGCTGGGTGGCGGCGGAGATCTTCCGCTGCAACATCGGCGAGACGATGTCGTGCGAGCGGCGCACTCGGTGACTGGGCTTTTCGCCGCCCTGCGCCACCGTCGTCGTCGAGATGTCGATGACGCGGGTCTGATCCTCGTTTAGCTCGGCGAAGTGCTGGTTGTTGGCAAACCGGATCCCGAGCTGGCGCCGCGGCGAGACTTCACTGAGGCCGTCGCGGCCGCGCTTGAGTTTCTCGTCGACGTCGGGCGGGCAGTCTTCGCGAACCCTCGGCTCCGTCGCCGGCGGCTCAGCGTAGGCGACGTCAGCCATCCTTCTTCACTCCGTCTCGCTCCATGAAGGCAGCGTCGTCGTCGGCTGCGATCGGGCGTGCCTTGCGCCGCGGCGGCCGGCTCTCGCGGACCTGCCCGACCACCGCCATCTCCGGCGCCTGGATGCGCTGATAGAGCTCGCGGCGCTCGAGCGCCGCGCCCCGCTCGCGGTAAGCGAGCAGGGCGACGAGCGCGACGCAGATGGCGGCGAGGTAGATCACTCGCCCCGCAGGGCAGCGATCAGCTGCTTCTTGTTGAGCTTCGAGTAGCCGGTGAGGCCGCGCTCCTTGGCGAGGGCCTTGAGCTCCGCCGTGGTACGGGACTCGTAAGACCCGGTCTGCCCGCCGGCGTCGCCGCGGGGCGCCTCGAACTCGTGCGCTTCGCCCTCGACCCAATACTTGAGCCGCCCCGGGCCCGTGACGCGCACGGGGCCCTGTGGGTCGAGCAGCACGTCATCGTCGGGGCCGACCTGGATCGGGTCGGCCTCTGGGCCGGCCTGCACCGTGACCTCGCCGGTGTGGACGTCGATCGCGACAACCTTGTAGAGCTCGGCCGTCTCGTTCTTGGAGAGATGGAGAACCGTGGGCATCTATGCCTCCTGTGGCTGGCCGGCGTCCCCGTCGGCCGTTGGCTGGTCTGGGTCCCCTGGGTCGGGGGCAGGCTCAAGCGCGGCCTTGACCCGCTCGAGGGACTGTTCGAGGGCCTCCGCGGCGCCGACGAGCTCGGTGAGACGGGCGGTCTCTGCCTCGGCGGCCCCGAGGCGCTCTTCGAGCTCCTCGACCTCCTTGCGAGGGACCATGCCGAGCAGATCCTCGGCGGCCTCCTCGACACGGCTGGCGCGGATGTAGACGCGCGGGTCGTTCGGGCCCTGCGCCTTGGGCGTCGGATCGCCGAAGTCGACCACCGGCTCGTCTATGCGGCCGGTGACGATGCAGCAGTGAGGGGGGAAGCTGGTTGGGTTCGGGAGCTCGACGAGCTTGGCCTTGCGCGGGCGGGGCATGGGGAGTCCTTTCAGGTGAACTTGCCCAGGACGGTGCCCTGGGTTCGGGGGCGAGGGTTGAAGGGCGGCGCCGTGCCGGGGGTCCAGACCCGGGCCTGGCGTTTGCGTTTGCGGCGGCGCAGCGGCATGGGGCGCTCCATCGCCAGGTAGCGCAGGACGTCGCACTTGTGGTCGTCGTGCTTGACGACGCCGAAGGAGCCGTCCTCCTTCGGTTTCTGGCGGTACTTGCGCAGCTGGCGGATCAGGCCCTCGCAGCGCGAGGAAATCAGCACGAGCGGGTAGGGCTTGCGCTTGATCGCGCCCCCGCCGCCGCAGAGCAGGCAGTCGTTGTCGGGCGCGTCGGGCTCGGTGCCGGCGCCCTGACAGCGCGGACAGACCTCGTCGCACGCGATCATGTGGTTCATCCGGCGCTTGACCTCGAGCACGCCCGCTTCGAGGTCGTTCTTCGCGTAGATGACCGGGATGCCGGCGCGGACCCACGCCTCGCCGACGCGCTCGCCGGAGGCCAGGTCGCGGGATCGGGCAGCCGGGTCGATCAGCGTGTACTTGCAGACGTCGGGGAGCCCCCAGCCTTCGCGCACGGTGGCCATGCGCTCGGCCGCGGACTCCGGCACCGCGGAGCGACCCGAGAGCGTCAGCTCGTCGTAGATGACGAGGCGGTTGTTCTTGTCGATGCCGGCAAAGAGGACCGCTGTCTCGACCTGCCCGGGGTCGATCCCGTCGAGATGTTCGAGTTCGGCGATGAACTCGCGCTCGACGTGCGCCTCCGGCACGACGTGCAGCTCGCGGTCGAACTCCTCGTAGACGAGCCCTTTGGCCGATTTGAACTCGCCCGACTTGAGCGCAGCGCGGCGGTGCGCCGGGATTTTGGCGAGCGCTTCCTCGCGGCCCTCGGGGTCGAGGTGAGGATTCTCGTCGATGTCGGCTTGGATCATCAGGATCCCGAGCTCGCGGTTGACCCAGACGCGATCGGCGAGCTGCTCGGCCTCGTCGCTTTCGGCCGTCTGCTCCCAGAACTCGTCGAAGACCCAACCGAGGTCGCCGGAGAGCGGGGTGAAGCCGAAGAGTTCGTCACCGCGATAGTCGGCGAGGCGCATCGCGCACTGTTCGCGGATCTTCTCCCCGTTCTCGCCGGAGGGCTCCTCGTCGAAGACGACACGATGCCGGGCCGAGCCGCCGAAGCGCGCGTCGGGGTCCTGTTCGAGCGTCAGGAACTCGAAGAAGTTGCCGTTGGCGAACCAGAGGACCTTGTCCTTGTCCTTGAACGCCTTTTCCCAGTCGCCGCCGCGCAGCTGCGATTTGGGGCACCACTTGCGGATCGTCTCTAGCACCGACTGGAAGGCGCGGCCGTAGTCGGGGGTAACGAAGCGGCAATAGAACTTCTCGCCCCAGATCCGGTAGGGGCGAAGGTGGTCGGGGATGACATCGACGTCGAGCGCCTGAATCAGGCAGTCGACGACGGTCGCGGTCGACTTCCCCGAGCGGTTGCCGCCGGTGAAGACTTTCGTTTTCAGCCGGATCTCGTGGAAGGGGCGCTGACGCTCGTGAGGCACGTACTGGTGCAGCGGGTTCTCGTCGAGGCTCGAGTTGGCCTTGGCGAGGAGCTCGAGAACCTCGGGATCTTCGAGCAGGGCCGGGTCGTCGACCTCGACCGCGAGACCCTGCGGCAGCTCAGGCATCGGCACCGACCGGGAGGGCCTTCGTGTCGATCACCGGCGGCTCGATCGGCGCCGGTGCCTTGCCCTGGCCGAGCTGCAGTCGCACGCCTTTCTCCTCGAGCGCCCGGCGGATCTCGGGGAAGCTGTGCTCGACAAGCTGGGTGGGGCGGCCAGTGAGCAGTTGCAGCTTCTCGGTCGCGATGCCGCCCATCACGCCGGACTCGTGCAGCAGCTTGGCCAGATCCTTGAGCTCGACCCGCAGCCGCTCGCGCATCTCCCAGAGGTCGCGGCGCATGGCGAGCGTTTCCTTGTCGTGGTCGCCGATCTCGCCCAGCCGCTGCAGCGCCTCGTTGACTTCGGCCAGTTGCGCGTCGCGCTCGGTGAGGTCGGCGTTGATCCGGTCGAGGATGTCTTCGGAGAGCTCGGCGCTGGTGCGGGCGAGCCGGTGGTACTGATCGCGGAGCTGGCCCTGTACGCGCTTCTCGACTTCGGTGGCGATCCGCTCGTAGCGCTCGTGGTGGTGCTTGTAGGCCCAGCCGCGGAGCGTTCCCTGCGGCACCTTGAGGCCCGCGGCGCGGAGCATCTTCTGCACGGGGTTCGACCGGCCGCCCTCGAGCGCGAAGATCGTCAGGGCAAGGTCGATTTCCTCCGATGTGTAGTCGCGCCGGGGCACGGCTCGTTAGCTGGTCTCCCAGCGGGAGTAGTCGGGCCCGCGCAGGGCCTTCTCCCAGTCGGGCACGACGGCCAGCAGCAGGTTGCCGCGCCGGCGGTCGAGCTCGGCGCGGGCTTCGGCGGCCTTCTGCTCGTCGCGGCCGTGGGCGAGTATCCGCAGCTCAAGCGCGTTGCGGTTGCGCATCGGTTTCTGGCGCTTCATCAGCGGTCCTTTCGGGATGGCGGCCATAGCCGGGAGTCCTCGCCCCCTACAAGGAGGGGCGATCTCTAGTCGCGGCCTCAGCGACCGCGGTGATGGCTCAGCGCGGCGAACTTCTTCGCGCCGTACTTGCGGCGGCCGATGTAGGCCGCCAACGCTGCGGGGTTGCGGACCCCGCGGTGAGAGAGGCTGTTCTCGAGCCGGGCAAAGCGCTGCCCGGTGCCGAGTGCCGGCTTGCGTCCTCGTGCCATCGGGCACGCTCCTTTCGAGTCGAGGGGTCAGCCGGTGAGCTCAACCGCGCTGTTCTGCAGCTCCCAGCTCAAGAAGAAGGGCTTTGCGGCCTCGGTGAGCATCTCGATCGTCTCTGCGGTGACGTAGTTGATGCCACTGCCGAACGTGACGCGAAGCCGATAGTCGCGCCAGTAGTCGCCGGTCGTGATCGCGTCGAGCCGCACGTCGAAGATCGGGCTGTCCGTGTCCGGCTGGAGCCGTTGGTCTTGGTCGCAGCGAAACTGCTCGAGCTTCTCGAAGACGGCAAGGGCCGTTTTGAGCTCCATGTGTGCCTCCTGTCTCGGCTGGCCCGCTTCCGCGGCAAGGCCGATTAGTTGGTGGTTGGGTGCTACGGGTGAAGTGGCGGGGCTCCGCTCTGCCGTTTGGGATGGCCGCCGTCAAACGGCTAGGCCCGGCAGGGCATCGACGCCCCAAGCTGGGGAAGGGCTAGCTGCGGCCCAACCGACGCATCAGCTCGTCAAGGCTGCGCTCGCCGGGCCCGCGGTCGGGGTCCTCGACGGGCTTCGGCTTGCTGCGGCGTCGCCTGCGCGGCGGGCGCCTCTCGGAGGCGGGCTTGATCAGCCCCTCGACCTCCCAGCCGAGCGCCTTGCGGACCACGTCGGCTTTCGCGATCCCCTCGGCGTCTGCCCGACTCTGCAGGTCAGCGTGTTCGGCGTCGCCGAGGCGAAGAACGAAGACGTGCCGGCGCCGGCTCAATAGTCGAGCAGGCCGCCGAAGAGGTACAGCGAGACAAACGAGGCGCCCGTGACCAGCACCGCCGAGACGCCGATCGACAGGTGCAGGAGGTAGGCGATCCCCGCCACGGCCGCCGGCAGGAGCGAGACACCGATCAGGACGGCCACGATCAGCACGACCCAGACGACCACGTAGGCGACCCAGCGGAAGGGGATCGGGAGGCGATCGATCCGGTGCATAGGGCGAGTGTATACACACTGGCGCCCTTTGCGGCTGAAATTGTCGGCGAGGGAGGCCATATATACGTGCAGGGGCAGCGGATCGCGCCCACTCCCCCGCCCCCCTTCGCATGTGAAGCCGAATGGCTCTGCAATGCGGAATCTCGGATGGTCACTGATTCAAGTGACAGTCACAACTCCGCTCTACAGAGCCAAGTCTTAGCCCTGTGTGTCTATCGCAGTGTCTGCCTGGGCGGCACGGTCGCGGCTGCCAGCGCTGCCGCCATCGACCGTCGCGCGGTTTTGCGGTCGGCGTGCGTGCGTGAGTCGAGCCCAATTCGGGTCCGATTCAGGCCCGATTCACGGGATTAGCTGCATCGTCCATCCGTCGAATGCCTTGCATTGGCAGGCCACCATCTGTTACCAATGCGCACACTGCCAGCCCCTCCCGAAGGGAAGTGACCTATGAACGCAGCACGTCGCGCAACCACCGACAGGGCAACCGCGCAGGTACTCAGCGTTGCGCTTGCCCTCGAACCCGACCTAGATCCAGACGACAGCGAGGCGAGCCGGTTTGAGCGTTGCGGTGACCGACCGCTTGCCCTAGCTATCGAGACGATCATCGGCCACGGGGCCGAAGACGAATTCGGGTACGACTCCAATGATGCCTGCTGGTCGCGTGTAGATCGCTGGCTCGCCGCTCGGACCGATGACGGGTTCTGGGTGGTCGAGGAGTTCACGAGCTCGCAGGAAGCCTTGGTCAAGCTGGCCGAGCTCTGCTGGGGGCCGAGCAGATGAACACGAGGGAAGCAGACGAGCCGACCTTCCACGTCCGCCGCCACGTCGAGGGCAGCCACCGGGGCTACCGGAGCGACGTGAAGCCGACCGCCGTTGAGGCCGCGATCGGTAAGCAGCGTTGCCGAGCGGTTGCTCGACGGCGAGCAGGTATCCAGCGAGCGCGGCGGCGTGATCGTGGTCGCCACACCGCAACCGGAATACGTCGCCATCGACCTAGACGCGAACAACCGCCAGCCCGCCGGTACGTTCGGCTGGGGCGTCTGTCGTCACGGCCACGGCTTGCAGGACTTGCCGTCGCTCTCTGAGCGTCAGGCGCGCTCTCTCGCGGCCAAGTTGAACGGCGCGGGCTGAGTCTGCTCTAGCCGCGTCGCTCGCACTGGGATGGCGCGGATAGAGCCGACAGGCTCGCCAAACATCTAAGCGAAGGGATTTGACCATGAGTACATGCACGTCTGAGACGCCGCGCGTCTGGATCGGTTCTCTGCACGCCTACAACGAAGGGCGCCTAGTCGGTGAGTGGACCGACGCCGACGACCTGGAGCAGCTTGAGGCGGTCGCGGCACGCGTTCTGGCGAAGGGCGGCGGCGAGGAGATCGCGCTCATGGACCGCGAAGGCTTCGGCGACTTGATCGGCGAATACACGCAGCTCTCCCGCGTTGCGGAGATCGCGCAGGCCATCGAGGAGCACGGCGAGGCGTTCCTCGTCTACTGGTCCGAGATCGTCGGCGACCTTCAAGACAAAGACATCGCCGACGCGATCGAGCAGTTCGAAGAGGCGTTTTGCGGCGAGTACGACTCTCTCCGCGACTACGCCGAAGAGCTGGCCGAGGACATCGGCGCGATTGACCACGATGCAGGCTGGCCGATGAACTGCATCGACTGGGACCGAGCCACCCGCGAATTGAGCATGGACTACAGCGAGGCTCACGGCTACGTCTTCCGGTGCCTCTGATGCGGATCACGGCCACCATCCACCTAGACCGCGTCGAGCGCGTAGACGGCAAGCGGGCAGACGTGACGCACAAGATCGCCACGCGCGAGGAGCAGACGCCGCTATCCGCGCTACGCGCCGCGCATTCGCACATTGAGCAGCGGTGGGAGTCGATTGCGCCGCTGGTGGAAGGCGGCGAGACGCTGCGCGTCGAGATCCGACGCACTCGCGCGGCCTGAACGGTTCGACTTGGCGCGGCTGCGGTCGCGCCTGGTCGAGCCGTAGGGCTCGGATTGTGAAGCGTCCACGACGAAAGGAACGCGATGTTTGAGTTCAACCGCGACTACGAAGACCTAGAGCAGGTCGCAGAGTTCTTCCCCGAGTATTTGTCCATTCGAGAGGAGATCGAGGCGGCAGGCGGCTTTCCGTACAACGAATGCTTTAAGGGTCGTATCCCCGGCATCGCTAACCCGGAGCAGCACAGCCGGAATAGCGGGAGCCACGAAGACGCCGCGATTTATCTCCTCCAAAGGCTCTACCGCGCGAAGAACGTAGAGGCGCAGATCGCCGCAGCCATCGAGGAGGGCCATAAGCCGATTGAGCGTGTGGACGGGCCTACGAAGTTCGCTTCGATCATCGTCTACGACCGCGAGGGCTGGCAGCAGTTCCACGAGGCGCGACTCGTGCCGGAGCAAAACCCGGTGCAGGCCGAGTACACGGGGCAGCTCGCTGGCGTCTTGCCAAAGGGCAAGCGGACGCGCGGCTATCGGATCGAAGGCAAGAAGGTTCTCGCCAAGTAGGCCCAGGCCGCCCGCTGAGCCCTGAGCGGAGACGTTCAGGGCTTGGCGGGCCGTCAGGCCTTGAGACAACCGACAAGGAGGAAATGACCATGAGCACGGTTACAGCCACGCTCGCAACGCCGGCCAACATGCGCCGGTTCCGCGAACTGCACCCGGGCCGCGATCTACCGAATGGCGGCCACGTCGAGGGTCGGCGCTGCTTCGCGTACTCGCCCGTTACTGGCGAGGAGTGCAGCGCCGACGCCGATGACTACTGGCAGTTGGGAGATGACGAGCCGTTGCGCGACTGCGCGGGGGAACCGATGCTGCTCGCGGTGTCGGAAACCCGCTACGCCGATGCACTGACAGGGGGAGCGGTCTGATGTTTGACGAGAAGATCGAGCGGGCCGAAAACGCGCTTGCGTCGAATCCCGAGTACCGACGAGTGCGAGACAGTCACGCGCTGCCAATAGCGATAGCGGACCTGCTCAGACTCGCAGAGGTCAAGGGCATCGACCCGGGGGCGGTACCGAACAACGGCGGCGACCCGTGGGGAGCACTGACACAGATTCAGCGGCTGACCTATGACGCAGGAGTCCGGGCCGAGCGGCTCCAAACGGGCGGCGAGCTGCCGCCGCTGATCGACCGCGTTTGCCGCATCGCGGAAGCTGGCGAGCCCGATGAAGCGGTCACAGAGGATGCCTCAAGCGTCGAGGCTGACCCGATGGCCGCGCAGAGACACGGCCAGTGACAACCGACGAACTGCGAACCGCACTAGAGCGGGCCGGCGCTGAGAGGCGCTCGGCCCGCGAGCAGCTGCGAGAGGCAGACAACACACTCGCGCACCTGCTCGCCCGGGCGATCCGATCCGACGACCTGACGATGACGGAGGCAGTGCAGCTCGCCGGCGTCGGGCGAACTCTCGGGTACAAGCTCGTACGCGAGAGGACACCACAACCGGAAACCTCCGGGGCCTGAGCGCCGCGGTCGTCCGGCTGGCCGGATTTCGGGGAAGAGTACGCGCCCCGGGGCACCCAGTCAGAACCCCGGGGCGCTCTCCGCTGCCCAGTGCGCGCTCCCGATTAGACGCGCGGCGCGGTGTGTGCAGACGGGACTCGAACCCGCGTCCTCCGGGGCGTTGGCGTCCCCGGCGAGCTGCCGCTGCTCTACTGCACACGTTGTGTCCGGCTGGCCGGACGGAAGATCCCCCGCCGTCACAGCAAATCGTGCCGCTGGGAATGGGCGGCGTGACGACGGGGTACAGGGAGGAGAGAGGATCTGTGGGTGGTGAAGTCTTAAACCCTTGATGGGCGAGTGACGGCGTAACCGCTGCCTTGCGCGAGGAGCCGAACGCCCTTGCGGCGATGGGGAATGAATCCGTGGGCATCCACGGCCTTGCGCAACGCCCGCTCCAACTCTTCGGGCTGGATGTCGTCGCCCTCCGAAAGGGTCCGTTCGACATAGCGGGCCTGCGCGGCGACAGCCGTGTCAAGGATCGGGAACAGCTGCTTACGAATCTCGGGAGCAAACCACTCGGTTCCGGGCGCCGCCTCGAGCTTGCCCCTGCTGCGCACGGATGGGATCGCGGCCGGTTCCCACATCTCGTGAAGAAGTTGCTCCAACGCCCGATCACCCAAGAGCACACGCTCGACGCATAGGCGGCGCGGGTTGCCGGTCTGCATCTGCCGTAGGCGCTTTATCGGGTCGACGGCAACGCCGATCTTGATTGCGCCGTCGCCCTCCTCGCCGATGCAGTACACGTAGCTGGCGCCACGAACACCGCGGGTCAGGTGGAAGATCTCAGCGACCGAAGCCCAGACGACCTCGCTGCCGTGGGCGCGGTCGAGCGGGCTCTCGGGAACGTGCTGGCGTTGCTTGCCAGTCGAAGCCTTCATCGGGAATCCCTTCGTTGGTAATTCGCCCTCGAAGCGCAGTGGTCCCTACTGGGACGGGGTCTCAGGCGCTTGGCTGCCCCTCGGATATGAGGAGGGGCTGCTCACGGGCACGACAAGAATACCGCCGATCAGGGACGCCAATTCGCGCCTCGATCACCGGCTCCAGATCGTCCCTGCAATGGCTCTGCAGCTCGTCCTCCAGACCCCAGTGCACCACGGCCCGCAAGGCGTGCAGGGGAACCGCCGCAGCCGGGATCTTGAGGCCGCTCGTCACGTGGCCGTCGTAGGCGCGATGGTGGACGGTGCATCCGGGCCCTGACCAACGCGGATCCCATTCAGCGAGGCAAGTCAGCTCGTCGCGCTCGGCTTTCGGTAGGTGGCGCAGCTGGGCGAAGAGCACGTTGCGGATTCGCTGACGACTCACGAAGTGGAAGGCTTCGATCCGGCCCGAGCAGTCACGGTTGTCCTCGCCCTCCTGCTCGACGTCGTACTGCCACAGCCAGCACGCGCAGCGACGCTCGCCACCGATCTCCAACCGGCCGGGCTCCCGCCGCTCGACTGAGTACCAACCCCAGCCGGCGGCGTGGAACTGCTTCGTCTGCCAATCGGCAGGCTTCAACACGAGGCTTCGACCATCCGACCGCACTGCTCGCATTCTTCGAGCGACGGCCCCGCCTGTGCCTTGCTTCCACCTTCACCACCCGTCTTCTCGGGTAGCTGCTGGCCGTACTTCTCGCGCAGATCTGACCGCGAAAGAGTCTCGCAGTCAGACAGTGCTTCCTCGAGTGACGCGGCGCCGGCCCGGAGCGCCGGCAACACAACCGCGATCTTCGATACGTCGATCGCGCCGAGTGTCTCCGGGTCAACCCCACGCTCGATGACCAACTCGCGATACGCCTCGACCAACGCATAGACCTGCGTGCGGCCGAGGTCGATCTCCGGTGTGGCGAGCCACTCGTTGAACGTCTCGTACCCGAGCGTCGTCCACATCTTGCCCTCGAAGAACTCATATAGATAGCTGGCGAGCGCGACCCACAACCCCCGGATCGCGCTGCACCCCTTCTTGATGTTCTCCTGTACCTCTTGGGCGCGGTCGACCTCGGCCGACTGTGCTTTGACCGGGGCGCCCACTAGAACGGAATGTCGTCGTCGGTCTTGGGAGCCGTGCTACCGGGGAAGGCATCGGCGACAGCGTCGGCGACATCGTCCGCGCCGAGTGGCATGTACGTCTTCACTTCCGACACCTTCTTGTCGGGTTCGCTTCGCTTCGGTTCCTCGCGGACGAGAATCTTCGCGCGCTTGCCCTTGAGCGAGATCCACTTGAAGTTGCCGCTCGGGATCTCCACGCCGAACGCCTTATAGATTTGAACGACCCGGCCCTTCGTGTTCTGTGTGATGTGGATCCAGTCACGAATCTCGCCGCCGGCTTCCTCGCCGCCGATTGCCTCCAACTGCACCTTCACCACTGGGTGGCCGCCACTCGTGTCGACCTCTTCGTCGACCACCTTCACGGGGTGCGTACCCGATCTGAGGATGATGCTGCTGCCCCAGGCGTCGACGCCGTCGAGGTTGAGCTCGAACGTCTCCATTTACTCCTTCTCCTTCGTGTCGGCGTCGGCCTCCGCCGGCGCGGTGTCGGTTCCTTGCGCGGCCGCCTCGGTGGCGACGGCGAACCAGTCGGTGAGGTCGATGTCGCGCACAGCGCCCAGGCCGCCCGAGCGGTCCTTCGCCCGTCGACCGTTGGCTTCGACCAGCTGCGCGACGTAGCGGGTCGGCGTGCCTTTCTCCTTGTCGGCCGGTATCACGCCGCAGTAGCCGACGATCGACATCATGCCGACCAACTTCTCGGGCAGTTTCTTACCGCCGGTGAGCGGGCGCCGGATAGTCTCGCCCTCCTGATCGGCGACTTCCTCGTGGCAGACGAGCACGACGTTGATCGGCAAGTCGCGGACGGCTCTGACGAACCGCTCGATCTTGGTGCTCGTGTCGCCATGCGCGGCGAGCACCTGATTGCGGTTCGCGCCCTCGGGCATGAAGTGCTCGAAGAGCTTTTGGTAGATCTCGCCGACCGGATCGAGCACGAGGGTCTTGGTCTCCTTCCCCTCGCCGCTCGTGAGGTACAGGTAGACCTCGTCGAGTGTCTCCGCATCCTCGAAGGGAACCTCGCGGATCTTCTCGCCGTAGGTCGCGTGCGCCTTGCGGCTACCGTCAGGGCCATCGGCGTTGACGAGCAGGACCGGGCCTGGCGCCGAGCAGGCGCCCAGTGTCTTGCCGTTCCCGCCGGGGCCAAAGAGCAGGACGTTCCAAGTCGCCGCCTCGACGTCGGGCTTCGTGAATGTCAGGGTCATGCTGGGAGCTCCTCTCTGTCGCGCTTGGCAGGCTTTCTGTCGAAGAGCGCCTCGACAAGCTCGGTGTCGTTTGGGTTGGTGCAGATTTCGCGGAACGCGCAGCCGGGGCAGCGAGCACGCGAGGGGTGGCGGACGGGGTAGACGTGGCCGCCGTCGAGCGCCGCGACCTGCTGGCCGAGGCTGACGAGCTCTGTGCCCGCCTCCTCGATCTCGGCGTCGGTCAGGAAGATCCGCTCGCGCTGCTGCCACCGGCGGCCCTTGAGCGATTCGATCGTCTCGGGCTTCGGCTCGACGTCGCGTTCCTCGCAAGCGGCGATGTACCGCTCGGGCGTCGTCATCTGATCCTTCGCGTGGCTCGGCTTGCCGCTGTCGAGGATCCGCGCCGGTTTCGGCGCCGCCTTGAGCCGCTCGTCGACGATGACGCCGGCGACGTCGTTGCCGGTCGCCTTGCGGTAGGCCCAGGCGTAGTAGCGGATCTGGCGGGAGCCGGCGATCAGCTCGAGCGAGGACAGCAACTTGCGCAGCTTGAACTCGACGATCCAGATCCGGCCCGCCTCGTCGGTGTGCAGCCCGTCGAAGAAGACCTGTAGCCGGTAGCGGTTGGAGTCGCCCTTGCCGGAGCGCGAGGGCAGCGGCACGAGGAGCTCGTGCTCGAGGGACTCGATCGGCAGGTGCTCGGTCGTCGTCGCGTAGTGGTCGAGCACGTCCCCCAGGAAGGTGTGCGTCCGCTCAAACTCGTCGGGGTCGTAGGTTCCAGCTTCCTTCTGTTCGTCGGAGTCTTCCCTGAGCGCCAAGCGCAGCTCGACGAGAGCGTTCGCGAGGCCGTACTCGTCGTCGGCGTGCAGCGCCGCGACCGCCCGCCCCCACGCCTTGCCGTCGCGGAGCAGGATCGGCGTCGACTTCTCGCGCAGCGAGGAGCCGGCCAGCCGGTCGCCATAGCGGAAGTCCCACCTGGCCTGGCAATCGAGGAGGGTGTTGCCCTCCGAGTAGCTGATTGCGCGGATCATGCTGGCACCTTGGGTGCCGGACAGCCTGCACGCAGCCAGGAGAGAAACTTCCGTTCCATCTCCTCACCGCCCCGCACGCTGCCGTCCTCGGGCTCGACGTAATAGTCCTTTGACTCGCCCCAGGCCCTGACGTGGGAGGCTCGAACGTCCACTCCCTCGGGCAGCGCTTCAACGAAGCGCACGACGAAATTCGAGGCCCTCCTCAGCGTCGGGATGTCCTCGAAGATGGCCTCGGCCGTCCGCTGCAGGGCCTCGCAGACGCCGAACTGGCGCTCGATGCGGCGAGCAAGGCGGCGGCTGTCGTCCGGTACGGGGGGGCGGGCGTCAACCGGCGTCGCCAGGCAGCCAATCTCGCAGCCCCTGAAAGCGCCAGGAGCGGACCCAATCACAGTGATATAGACGCCCTGGACGAAGCGATCCGACGCGCGGTGTGCCTTGGCTCGCTCGACCAGCTTGTCCTTGTTCTTGATCTTCATGTTTCCTCCTCGGGTTTCGGGGTCACCACGGTTGGACCGGCGACGGTGCCCGTACGCCGGCCTTTGCTTCGAGCGCCTGCTCCTTCGTCTTGCCCGAGCCGCGGCAGCGGGTCTTGACGAGGCGCGAGGTCTTGTCGTGGGCGCGCATGGCGCCATCGCCGCGCAACTGCACATGCGCGAGGCAGAAGGGACATTGCGCGCGGTCGCTCACGCCGCCCTTCCCAGCGAGGCGAGCAGCTCGGCCTCGAGCTTGCGCAGTAGGCCGCGCTGGAAGTGGATGGCCGAGCGCGACGCCTGGAACTCGGGGATCTCCTCGAGGCGAGCGACCTCAGACTCTGCCCGGTCAATCGCCTCACGGATCCGGTCACGCTGACGAGCGTGGGCCTCGCGGGTGATCTGACGCTGCTCGGCCTCAGACACCGCCTCGGGCTCGAACTCGGGCCGAAACTGCGGGCCGCCCAGCGGCGCCGGCTCGATCGACGTGCGGGTCGCCATCGCGCCCTTGGTCGAGGAGACGTAGCCGCCGGATTTGCCGAGTAACCGCGCCGGCTCGTGCAGGCGGACTATCGCGCGCCAACCCTCGGGTCGCTCGTCGACGAAGAGGACGAGGATCTGTAGCTCGGCGGCGCGCTGAGAGGACTGCACGCTGTAGTGGCGACCAGGCACCGGCTCGACCGGGCCCGCCGGCCAGTCGATCTCGACCGGCTTGCCGGCGCTCTCGTGCAGCGCCTCGCGGGTGCCCTTCGGAAACCGCATCAGAGCCCCGCCACGACGTCGGCTATCGGGTCCGAGAGCTCGGGGAGGAAGATCAGCTTGCGCGAGCTCTGTACGGCGCGGACGCCGCCATCAGCACCGTTGCGGATCTTCTGGAAGAAGATCTCGGCACCCGGCTCCTTCGACCCGTCCTGCGCCTGGTCACGGTGCACGAAGAGGATCGCGTGCGCGTTGGCTTCCAGCATCCCCGTCTGACGCAGGTCGCGCGGAGTCGGCCGCGGCTTGATCGGGCCCTTGTCGCGCTCGCGATTGAGGTGGCTGACAAGGATCACGTGGCAGTTCGCTCGCAGCGCCACCGCCATCAGCCGCTCGTTGATGTGGTTGGCGTTGGCGACCTTCTGTTCGTAGCCGGGGATCAGGTTGACCACGTCGACCGCGGCGACGTCGTAACCGCCGAAGACGATCCGCTCGCAGATCTGCTCGACCTCCCAGCCGTTCGCCTCGAAATAGTCGAAGGGAATCTGGGAGAGCGCGGTGAGCGCCTTCGATTTCTCCTCGGGCCCGAGCAGCTTCTTGCGCAGCAGCTTTTCGGTCGCGACGCCCGTTGTCGCGGTGATGTGGCGCGCGACCCGTTCGCGACGCGACATCTCGGTCGCGAAGATCGCGGTCGAGGCGCCCTGCTCGTAGAAGCAGCGCAGCAGCTGGTCGAGCAGCCAGCTCTTGCCCATGCCGGTCCAGCCCGCGAGCACGGTCGTTTGCTTGCGCCGGTAGCCGCCGAGCACACACTCGTTTAGCTCGGCGAAGGGAAGCTCGAAGAGGTCGTCTTCTGGCTCGTCGCCTTCGAGGTACTCGAAGAAGTCGTCACCGAGCTGCTGCCGGCTCGTCGGTTCGGCCTCGACGGCGAAGTCGCGGGTTATCAGCTCGAGCCCGGACTGCAGCAGCTCGGCCTTGCGCTCAGCCTCGTTCTCGCCCACGCCTTCGATCACTCGCTGGGCGCCTTCGAGCTTCGCCCGTTCGCCGGCGGCGTCGATTACCCGGCGGGCCCGCTGCCCGACGCCGAAGGGGTTGGTCGAGCGGCCGGTGAGGGAGGCGAGGTAAGAGCGCTCGACGCCTTCCTCGGCCGGCGCCGCCAACCCCATGGCCTGGAGCTTGGCCCAGGTCGTCGGCTCGTCGGCCTGGTCACCGTCGGAGGCGACCTGACGCTGTGCGCGGAAGATCGCGGCGTGCTTCTCGAAGTAGAAGTGCTCGGGCTGTAAGCGGGCCTCGAGCGCGCCGCGGATGGCGCGAGGGTGGTCGAGGATCTCGGCGATAATCGCCTCCTCGTCTTGGATCGCGACGGGCGGGGTGAGCTCGGTCACGGCTGCATCGACCTCGCGCGGCACAGGTAGCAGCGACCGCCGCTGACGCCAGGCTCCTTCGTGCATTCAGGGCAGAGCCCGGATGC